GAAGTTATTGTATGGCGTAATAGTGAGCGTTAGATTAGTGGTGCTGTTAGGTGTGGATGTTATGGATGTAGGAACTAGATTAATGGTGAAGTAGGGAGTAGATGAGCCGCCTATAGTTCCTTCGGCTCTTAGCCTGAGCCAATTCATACCATCGCTTACTATCTCTAAATTTTGAAATTGTTGGAAGAACTCTATACTAGACTCTCCTAGAATATATTGTCCCGGATAAGGAAATATGGTAACGCTATGAGTAGAATCGTCAATCTTCCCTATCAAATAGTGTCTACCTCTACAAGTTCGCGCATCAGGTAGATACACAAACCTATCTCCATCTGTAGCATCCACTAGTACGGCATAATGATTTGCACCTAGCGTAATGTTTTCACTTACTTGTGTAACCGCGACAGCGAAAGAGCCACCACATATAAAGTTACTATTTGATAGATCACTATTGACTTGTACAAATTTTGTGATCAACTCATTTATATTCATTGTAATGGGCTCCTTACGATGTTTGCTATAAAGTTAATCATACCTGTGGACGACGCCGCAATGAGTGCGTCTCCAGGATCTAATGCTATACCTGTTATGTTAATGACATCATTACCTTCAATACGAAAAGGTATTATATTTGTTTCATCAGGTGAAGAACCGTTGGGCACTAAATACAAAGAGACGTCCGCAGGAGAGTCTCCCGTGTTTGCAACAAATAAGCTAACAGCGTTGAACTCATCTGAAGGACAGATATGTATAGTACTATTTTGATTTTGTGTTGGTCTCACAGCTTTTACCATGTTCCTACCTCCATTGCATATATATCAATTTTTGATGGAATTCTACCACGAACACCATGTACGTTACTTGTAGCGTTTATATGATCGCGTATCTCTTGTATTTCTTGTTGTGTAAGTTGTGCAAAATTGATGACTGGAATCCATTCGTCGTACTCCCAACGGTAGAGTATTTTCTCTGTTGTATTGAGCCAGTATGCGTATTGTGTTATTAGCGGAGACCATCTTTCGTTTGTTGTAGGATCTTGAGAAGAAATAAAGAGAGGCGGTCTCATATCTCTTGTACTCTCGTCAGATACGACCATCTCATTTCGTACTTGTGCTAATCGGATATAGTAGCTAGGATTTTGTAAGTATAGATCGTTTGTTATAGCTTCTATTTTTGCTTGTGGTTGTGGCACGTTGTTTTGATGAACAAACGTGAGTACGATATCGTATGTTGTATTCTCTTCAGTTTGTAGAACGAGCTCTTCCTTTATATGAATCACCACTCGATCTTTGACTGCAGTGCCTGGTGAGACTTTGTAGAATGCATAGCCATTGTTGTTACATATGTGTGAGACTTGAAGTCCGTATAACACAAATCCGATTGATGTATCTGTGATTGCGTATTGTAAAATACGAAGATTGTCAGCCGTTAGATCGGCTTGATATAATGGAAATGTTTCTTGTAAAGGTACAGGCATTTTCCTAGATCTCCTTATTAGATTAACGTTTACTTAAGTTTGTTCGACGTTAATTTAAGAACATTATTATCAGATACATAAAAGGAGGAATGAGTATATGCGAATGTATTTGAGATACGTTCCGTTAACTGTAAATTTTACAGGTGCTGAGTATATTCAGCAGTATATTGACGAGCATTATAAACATGCGGTTACTTGGAATGCTGTTATTTCAGATGGAGTACACCACTACGGGTATTTATCATCTTCAGATGGAGATATGCTTGCAAAAGCTCTGCAAGCTGTTGAAGGCAGATACTCTGCTTCCGGACTTACAGAGCAAGAATTTATAGGAGCTTGCTATTTATTGTACAATCCCGCTCCAGCTATGGATCCTTCCAGACCCATACCTACAGTACTAGAGTTCCTTCAGAATGTTATCGGAAGAGCTGTCGAGGAGACTGAAGCTATAACTGCAGCTAAACAGTTCAAGAGATTTCTATTCAAGGAAGTAGTTCGTAAGCTATTCCCTGACTACAACGATTTGATAGCAGATGTTACAAAAAGTGTTGTACTGTTATTGGGCTACAGTAATGAATTGACTTCGGAAGAGCAGGCTACAGTTGATTCATTGATGGCCACACTAAAACAAGTATATACAAAAGAGATGTGTATAGGTGCTCTACAATCTCTTACGACAAAACTTCAGCAGATTCTTGCTTCTTACTATCAAGACGTTGTGAGACTACAGACTGCTGTAACTAAAGAAGAGATAGACGCTATTAAATTGTCTTTGGTATCATAAACAGGTAGATGGCATCTCTTGAGTTCGTAGGTTTCAAAGGAGTTTCTCTCTTTAGTAAGTTTGTGAAGTTCTTTACAAGAGGAGATTACTCTCATATTGCGGTATTATTGTCCGACGGAGAGTTGATCGAAGTTTGGAAACGTAGCAGTGGAGTTTACTGGGATTATTCTACCTTACAAAATCATACAAAAGGTACGCCTTATGAAGTCTATTCATTACCTGTTTCAAGCGAGGTGGCAGAGAAAGCATTATCTTTTTATAGATACCTTGCTTTACGTCGTATACCTTATAATTATTTAGGTGTTATTGGTTTTGTGATACCCGTGTTTACATCTAATGGAGGTTATTTCTGTAGTGAGGGATGCTGGGAAGGTCTTGCGTTTGCGTCTCCAGATTTTAGGGATATCGAAGGCTGGCGAGTTTCTCCCACTACATTCATCAAGCTTATTAGGTTGAGAGGTGCTGAATTGGTACATACGGGAGAAGTATGAATTGGGATAGTAAGTGGAATCCTTTTGGTAATTTTCGATGATGGTTTACCAACTCCTATAGTTGAGAGATTCGGAAAGGTAAAAGGATTCATATATTGGTACTTTATTCGTAATCCACTCCACAACTTCTGTTTCTATTGGATTGGCTTTAAAGATCGTAATCTCGACTATAGTCAAATATGGAATCAGAAGCAATCTTGGAATCTTGTCTTGCCTTTCTTCTCTTATAGAGGAAAGAAGTGGGAGTTTTACTTTGGTTGGAGACCCGATACTAAAGCTATTGGGTTTGCTCTCAGGAGGATAAAGAAATGAATCTTTCAGTAAGACTTGCAAATGATGATGTTCTTTCTGTTGTAAACTGGTTTGTCAAATCAAACGAGATAAAGTCTATCTTAGATTTAGGCTGTGGAGATGCTCACTATCATAAACATATTGATGTAGAGCGAATTGTGGGCATAGATAAGATTCCAAATCCGTATGTACTACACGATATTGAAAGCTTTCCATATCCTATCACTGAAACTTTTGATATGATAACATTATTGGATGTATTAGAACATACTCGTAGTCCTTACACTGTTCTGAGTAACATCAAACAGTATATTCGTCCACAAGGCTATGTCTTTATCAGTGTGCCCAATATTGAATGTATTGATGATCTTCTATCACACACAAATATTGCAGTTTACGATCCTAGATTGATAACAACTACGAACGGTCGTTGGTGTGAGGACCATATACGATTCTTTAATATATCCGCATTAGTAAACTTAGTACAGAGTTGTGGTTATGAGATTGTGTTGCTCACAGGTGCAAATTGGTATGCCTCCCAATTTGGAAAGCATTTATGTGATCATTTTGCTGGGAGATTAAACTTACCCGTTACACAAATTATAAGACTTTTAGGAGAGACCTTTCCTATGTACTCTCCTACTCTTGTAACTATTCTGAAGACTGTCTAGCCTTCTAAGACTGTAGGTCCAGCTTGAGTATAGTAGTTAGTGTACTCCTTTTGCTCTCGTACACTACTAAGTTCTTCTAAGAACGAGCGTTTCTCACTTGGGAGTTCAAACATGCCTAATTCGCTTCCGGCAGATTTCCCTATTTTTCGTAGTGTTGTTTCTGCTTTTACTTGAAGGAGAGACATTACTTGTTGTTTTATGTTACCTTCCTTTTCAATAGCATGTAAGAGCGGAGGTCCATAAAGCAGTTTGTCAAACAAGAAAGTGACATTAAGCGTTCTAAAGGAGTAGTTAGAGACGTCCAACTGCATACTATTTAGTGGCACAACTTGTGGAAACGCATTAAGTACTAGTACGGCATATACAAGCTCAATAGTGGGCGTAAAACTGAGAATTAGTATGTTCCCTTTATATGGTCCCACTAGTTTTGATCTATCGATCTCTTCGAATGAGATTCCGCTTTTGTTATCCGCTGGCTTGATAGGACGATAGAGTTTTTGTTGTGTGAGCTTACATCCAGGTAACAATGAGTGCCATGTTGTTAGCAGATTTAAAGTAAAACTGAATTCGTCATCGATCAATACTATTTCAAGAGTATGATCGTAGTTGAATTTGTATGTGAATACGTACGTATTATCGTTGTATCCTCGCCATTCTATTGGGTTGTCATATGTTATGACNGGCAAAGTGATTTGTTGGATGGACCCCACAAAATACCATTGGGAGACATCATCGATCACCTTAGAGATAGCGCCTGTAGTACCNCCCAATAGCGGTAACTCAAATAGGCAACAATAGAAGCCATCGATATGCGGGACAACAATACTTGAAAGATCAATGAGATTACCCCCTTGATCAGGGGTAATCACATAAGGATCTCGTCTTAGCGCCGCGGTTGCTATATCGTTACTCATTTTATCTCACGATTATGTTGAGAAGTATTTTCTCAGTTGTACGTGTTGGTTTGATGATAACGTTAACGTGGAATGATTTCGCTCTTATCTCGTATTCATTAGCTCCTACTTCGACTGCATATTCATAGAGTCCTCTACGTGTGGCAATTTCTGCGAGTACTCCTTCGGCAGCTCTTCTTGCTTGTGCCCAAGTGAATGCGTCGTTTTGTTCAAATATGAACTCACTAAGTGTTCTCTCAAGTCTCTTTCTGAGATAGAGTACTAATCTCACTATATTGATGTCTGAGAGCGCACTAGATTTGCGTTGAGTTGTAAGCTGTCCGTATACCATATATCTCTTATTCTTGTAAATGATTGGATTGATCTGATTCAAATATAAGATGTCTAAGTCTCCACCAAATGCGTTGAATAGAAGTTTCTCTGGAGCGGGTATAGTTCCTCTTTGTGGACCCGCAGGAGCGAACCAAAGTTCTCCTACCATATCACTATAAGGTATGACACTCGCCATAAAGTAAGAAGGAGCTACAGTTATCACTTTACCTTCGAAGAATGAGTAGACCTTAGTATGTGGTGCATATAGTCCAGCAATATATGTATTGTAAGCAAGTGTGGTGTTACGTGTCTGTACGGCTTGGTTCACGCTTATACACTTATCGAGATCTAGCACAGCAAAGCAATCTCCTCTAGATAGACAAAGCTCTATTATCGCATCTTTTACTGCTTTTGGAAATCCTGCATCAAATACTAGAGAGATATCATTATCTTCTGTATCGACAACTCTTATGTCATACAAGCCTTTGAGAGCTGCAATGATACATTTTGTCATTACAGCTACATTGATACTATTGTCTTCTCTGAGTAAGCAGCCTTCGCTTCCTCCTCTGAGAGGTATTGAGAATGCAAAGTCGGAAGAGTTGATCGTTATGTCTACATAGGCGAGAGTGCTCAGAAGTCTGTCAAGAACTGTTTGTGGTGTTCCGGCTGTGTGGTCATAGTATGTTGTTTCTACTCCGTTTCTTGCGTATGTGAGTACAGGATCTATTGTATTTGCGAGCTGATTCAATCTATCGATATTGCAGTAACATTTAATGTATGCAGAGTATTTGTTGAGCACATCTTCAACGAATGTTGACAAGCCTGTTCCGTCTACAGTTCCAGGAACGAAGCTAACTGTGAACACTTCTAAATCTGTTGTTGTATTGAAGAGAGGCTCAGTTGCAGACACACGAATTTCATAGTGTTTATCCATATTGAGAATAGGTCTTATCTTGATTGACAGATCGTTGTAGTAGTTACCTCTACCTTTGGAAGCAAAGATGATTAGTGGTTCCGTGACACACGGAACTGGAACCTCTGAGTTAGTTAATGATATGTTATTGTATGTCCAGTAATCTGCTAACCAATCTTTTGTAGCTGGAATCTGACGGAGTGTATATTGATAGTCAAGTATTGTCCTTAGATTGTGGTCAATTGTTGTATCCGTTACAGGATCAATGAATTTCTCTCTATAGCGGGTTGCAAACACTATTCCTTTCTTCTCTATCTTTACGTATTCATTCTCTTGTAAAGTTCTCAAGAGTATTATCCCATTTCCGCCAACCATCTCTTTGTAATCTGTACCGAGGACAAGAGGTGTAGTTCCTCCTCCAGGAGACATCAACGTTACTGTTAGCTGTTTCTGTCCGGGTACAAATCTGAATGGTGTATAGATTCCTATAGGCGGAAGTGTCTCTTCTGTTACGGGTGTAGATAGGAATACTTGATCGTCTGTTATTGTGAACACGTTTTGAGGATCCGCCATAGGATCAGGAAACCTAGGAACTAATGTTGGCCGATCATGAGGATTAGCAATCGCATACAAACTTGCATAGTTATGGTTTACTTTATATACATAAATTCTACTACCCGCTTCGATTGTACCTGTTATGTGTATTGTTGATGACTGCGTGTTAGGAGCACCAACTTCTGTATAATCTGTGTAAGGCTCACCATCCACATAAATTCTTAGTTCTTGTCTACCTACAGTATAGAATAAAGGTGTAACATCGAGATCGAAATTTGTTTGTGATACGTCTAGCACAGTTGTGTATGTGTCTAAAATGACATTCGGATCGAGTTTCATATTCAGCATATCGATGTCTTTCAGATTCACTAATGTAAGAACTGCGGCAGCAAAAGTAGCTGGCTTATTGACCCAAGGTGTGTATGCCGTCAACGGTGGAGTGAGTGTTCCAGATTCAATAAGTTCTGCCGTATCTTCTACGGTAGGCAGAGGACGAATTACATAGAGATTACTACTGTAGGTAAGGAAGTTGAAAGCATTGTAGAGCGCTTGGCCATATTTAGATATATTAGGAGCACCAAATGTGTTGACGAGAGCACCTTGGCTACCTACGAATATAAGTGTATTATCTTCGCCTTTTTTAGAGAGAATAGGAATGAATCCTGTTGTACCCGGAATTGGTGTTGCGAAGATCGATTGGTCTATAATTTTTGTGTATACACCTGGCGCTACTTGTGTAGGCATAATACTATTACCTCCCTTTTAAATTTACTGTTCTTGACTATTTTTTGTTCAGTTGCGGGAGGCCGCTTACGCATACACAAACAAGTTTAGAGTAATTCCTACTCTTCTGTGTTTTGTTTCTTTTTTAGCAGATTACGTCTAGTTTCTCTACTACACGTACTACGATATCGTCTATTGACTCAACCCAAATGAACTCTGGTACATAATTACGAATCTCTGTTTTTGGAATATGTATATTTGGATCGAATTCGTAGTAAATTGGAATTGTTGGATATACAAGTTCTGCACTTAGCACGCCACTAACAGACGTTATGATGTTAAGGAGAGTTTCTCTGAGTAAGGATTTGTGGATCCCTCCTGTTTTTACTTCGTTCCAGATTGCACTGCGTACATTATTGAGTACTTCTAGTGCGCTCGCATCTTTGCTTACAACTATATGCACTTCTATTTTTAGTGGTACATTAGGTAGATTGTTTCTGCATTCTGGTGTGTAACAGATTGCTGCTATTGAAGGATTGTAGAGTAGATTGCGTATCTTACCATAAGTACGAGCCCAAGCAATATTTACTTTATTTGTGATCATTCGTCTGGAGTCAATCCAATTCTTGAATTGTATGAGATATGAGAATAAGACTGTATGTATGAGATCTCTCTTCTCGAAATATGATGTTGTTTCAAATACTGGTACATCGTTCATGATAATACATTCAGGACAATCCCCGCTTTGTGAGGCTATTCTATATCGAATGTTGAAGATACTCGAGAAATCGACTTTCAGATATATACCAGAGGCGTAGCCATCATATAGTGTCTCACGAACACTTAGAACTTCTCCTTCTATATTTATAGATAGGATATATAAATGTGGCTGTACTAAAGAGTTTGCGAGTGTAGTGTTTAATGTGAAAGTTGTTTGTGTAGATGTTGATTGGATATCTGAGATCGTCCAAGTTTGAAGTGTATGTATATTGTTTGTGATCGTGTCTTGTAATTTGAGTGTAACTGATGGAAAGAGTTGTCTAATCAAATCTTCTGTTATCTCTTCATCTTCTTCTACAGTTATTCTGCAGTATAGAGAGATATTGTAAAGTTCGTTTATTCGATCGTAGTCAAAATTGATACTTGCAACTGTAAACGTAAGCAACGGAGATAGAGAATGAGCAGATCTATATTTCGTCGTAGGACTTAGTCTTACATACGGTGGGATATAGATGTATTGTAGAGCATAAGTATCTTTATAGATATCAAACGGTACGATCCAGTTCACGCCTTCGTATGCTATTTGCTGTTCGTATGAGACTAGTTTGTTTGTGTTTGTAGGGGTTGGTACTACCAAAGGAATAGTAGATACTTTAAGTGGTATGTTATTGATATGTGGTACTAGAAAGAGTGTAGTTTCGTTAGCACTCAAGTCTGACGTTCTTACTACCGGAAGAGCGTCAATAGCAAACGAAGGAAACGAGAGTTTGACTAGATCGATTCCATCTGTAGTGCTTACAAGTCTGTCACGAGATCTAAGAGAGCGTATAGTGTTGATTCTTATTTCGTTGTAGCTCTCTTCGTCTGTTCCCTTTGGAATATCGATATGAGATGTATACGTTTGAAGCACGCCTTTTGTGAGTACATCAATAAGTTGTGTGCTTAATGTGAGTTCGTTAGCAGATACTCCGCCACCGCTTCCTGCTGTAACTTGTAGAGAGATTTTAACAACATTACCTACATCTTCCTTACGACCAAATATTCCATTGCCTAGATTGATGGTTATACTATCAGCATCTATTTTTGCTACAAATCCAGCTTCTCCTCTAGGTACTTCGAAGATTGATCGATAGCTGTTGTATCTAACATTGTTAACAATAACTGTAACCTCTCCAATCTGATATTTCTCAAGCTCATCTGTTGTGAAGTAGTCAAGTAGATTTAGTTTGATTGTTGGGAGAGCGTAGTCTTGTATGTCTGTATCTTTTATGACGTATGTAATATCAACAGTACGAGCTTGTATAACAGGAACTAAGATCGTCCAAGCGGAAAATACATTATCTTTATAAGTAACTTGATTAATGTATGATGTAAGTACGTCTTTTGTTATAGGCGTGAATAGCTCTGCAAGAAGTATGTTTCGTTCCATATCGAAGTTGAGCTGAATCTCTCCTTCAGATTCGTAGGTGATGAGCGGATCATTAGAGACGAACTCCCATTTCATCTTATCTGTCTTGAATTTGGAGAGGTTCTCCAATGGTATATGTACTCTTACGATACCTTTTGCTGGCACGGCAGGTTTTGGTGTATAGCCAAGAGAGAGGGCGTGTTCATAGATCGATGATGGGAGGAGTGCTTTTGTGAGAAAGGTTTCGTTATGTAGGAGATTCAAATAGAAGATCGCATCCTCTCCAAGTACACTAAGTAAGTGTAAGTAGTTACCAAGTAAAGAAGAATTGTCGATCTCAACAGGAGATCCTAGATTCTTAACTAGTTCAGTTTTGAGATATTCGAATATCTCTTGATACGCTGCAGGATTAGTTAGCATCTATTAAGATACTGTGAATGGTACTGTGCCTCTATACTGATCGATTGTGGTGCGGGCGATGTCAAGGAGTGCGGCTGCATCTTTGTCCGATGCGTCTGTTACTACAGAACGGTCTACTGCGAATGTTGAAGAGTACTCGATTAAATCGTTTGTAGCCACATCTGCTGTGTAACCGGAGTATGGAATTGTCTGAGGCCAAAGTCCGTAGAGTTTGACTGCAAATGCGCAAACGGTTATTGATGGATCTGTTGCGAGAAAGATAGCGTGGCCTTTGTATTGATTCATTGAGAATGCTGTCTTAGCATCAGCTACGCCTGCGAAATGGTTTCTGATCGAGTTACTCCAAGTAGCAAGTAGTTGAATAATTGGTGGTATAGAATCATCACGTACGATCTCAAGTAGTCTCACTTCAAACGTTGTTGTCTGCTCTAATGCTGCGGGTACGACAGTTCTTACTCCGCCCAAGCCAATTCTTTCAACTGGAGTGATGTTTACATCAGGTAGAGTGAGGGCTGTGCATAGAGCCATAAACTGCTTTGATACGAGAGTAGCATCCATTTGCGATAACGCATCTGGAAGCTTCGTAAGTTGAAAGAAGAAGTAACCAGAAATAAGAGGATCCCACTCATAAGTACCATCTTTGGTAATTGGAGATCGTAGCAATGTGTTAAATACATTCGGCATTTTACTTTCCTCCTATAAATATTAATAAATTGTTCAGTTAGTTTTCCTACTATGTTTCTTAGCCTCTTTTGGAAGAGATGTTACGGTAGCTGTTGTTTCTTCTTGCTTTTGATGTGCGTCTTTTATTTGTTGTAGTTGAGTGATATAGGACTCGAGTGTTGTTCTCAATTGATCACACTCGTTTTGCTGCACACGTAATTTCACATAAAGCTCTCCTATAAGACTCATTAGAAAGTCCATTGAGACGGAGACTTCTCCCATTTTTACCTCCTTTAGCAGTATTCGACTTAAATACGATACGCTCGATTAAGCGATCCTTTTATAGGTGTTAGAAATTGTTCGCTTTGGCAGAAGAGAGCATTTTATTAGACATAAAAAATCTTTGATATTTATTGTTTAACGAATTTGTCAGATCTGATCTCTAGATAGTTAGAGAGGTAGAAACAAAATTTTGATTCTGAGAAAATTGTCTGGGGGGAACGATGTTTGTATCCGTCGTTGAGCTACTGCAAAAAGAGTTACAATTATTACGTAAGATAGGACAACTATTAGAGCGTAAACTCTCACAAGAAGAGAGAATTCGTCTTTTTATGAAGGTGAAAGACTTCTCGCTTGTTGAGTTATTAGAAGAGCGTTGGTCTTACGGTTGTGACCTAGAGATCGATTTATGTAGAGTTTTGCAAGCACCTATGAATTGGAGCGTTGATTTGTATGCAGATCACGTCCGAACTTCTTCAGTAGAAAACGGTGACACTCCAATATCTTCTCACATAACAACGTCTGTTGTCTCTCCTCAAATAGCACACGCTTTTGCATTAGTCGAGCAAAAATCGTCGATAACATTTGAAGACGAAATAAAGTACTTATCAAGACTGTAAAAGAGGAGGAGCTATGTTTGCTGCTGTTCATTTGCCTACAGCTGTACAAAAACGTGATGGTCGTATAGTACCTTTTGATCCAACAAAAATTACGAGTGCTATTGCGCGTGCAGGTCAAGCAACAAACGAATTCGACTTCGAAGTTGCACAACAACTTACGGAGAAAGTATTAGCTAGAATTGAGTCTATGATTTACACAAACTATCCACACGTAGAAGAGATTCAAGATATTGTTGAAGATGTATTGCTCTCCAGTCCTTATAAGAAGACTGCGAAAGCTTATATCATCTATAGAGACCAGCATATGAAGATGCGAGAGATAGCTCGTCAGCGTGGAATTGATATTGTAGATTCATATCTATCGAAAGTCGATTGGAAAGTGAATGAGAATGCTAACATGAGCTTCTCTCTGCAAGGTCTCAACAACTATATTGCTAGCGAAGTAAGTAAGATTTATTGGTTGTACAAAATCTATCCACCAGAAGTAAGAGATGCTCACGTAAGTGGAGATTTTCATATTCATGATCTGAATCTGATCGCTCCGTATTGTGTAGGCTGGGATCTTTCAGATCTTTTAGTTAGAGGTTTTGGAGGAGTATCCGGAAAGCTAGAGTGTGCTCCGCCAAATCACTTTCGTTCTGCATTAGGACAGATCGTAAACTTTATGTTTACGTTACAAGGAGAAGCTGCGGGTGCTCAAGCTCTCAGTAATATAGATACATTGCTAGCACCGTTTATTGCACACGATAATCTCACATATGAAGAAGTAAAACGTGACGTAAGGAGTTTCGTTTTCAATATGAATGTGCCTACTAGAGTGGGCTTCCAAACTCCGTTTACGAATATTTCGTTGGACTTAGTACCACCTTCACATCTTAGAGATCAGGCTGTTATTATTGGTGGGAAGCCTCAATCACGTACATACGGAGAGTTTCAGAGAGAAATGAATCTCTTTAATAGAGCTTTATTCGAAGTGTTGGTTGAAGGCGATGCAAAAGGTAGGGTATTTACATTTCCTATTCCTACTATAAATATAACTAAGGATTTTGACTGGGATAGCGATATAGCAAAACTTGTCTTTGAAGCCGCAGCAAAATATGGCATACCATACTTTGCGAACTATATGAACTCCGACTTGAAGCCAGAAGATGCTCGCTCGATGTGCTGTAGATTGAGACTCGATACAAAAGAGCTGAAATACAGGGGCGGAGGCCTATTTGGTGCATCACCTCTTACAGGTTCTATAGGTGTTGTGACTCTCAATCTTCCTAGATTAGGTTATCTCAGTACATCAGAAGTGGATTTCTTTGTGCGACTAGAGAAATTGCTAGTGTATGCAAAAACATCTCTTGAGATAAAGAGAAAGGTACTAGAGCGTTTCACAGATATCGGATTATATCCTTATACAAAAGTATATCTACGGAGTGTAAAGGAACGCACAGGAAGTTATTGGAGTAACCATTTCTCAACTATCGGTATTCTAGGAATGAATGAAGCACTCTTGAATGCGTCCTTTTTGAAGAGAGTTAACGGATCTGTGAAAACGTGTGGTATTTGGATGCAACAAGGACGTGATTTTGCTCTCAAAGTGCTAGACTATATACGAGAGAGATTAGTCAAGTTTCAGGAAGAAACTGGTAACTTCTATAACTTAGAAGCCACACCCGCGGAAGGTACAAGCTATAGACTCGCTAAACTTGATAAAGAGAGATATCCTGATATAGTGACACAGGGTAACTCAGTACCATACTATACAAACTCAACTTGGCTTCCTGTGGGCTTTACAGAATCTATTCAGTATATCTTAGATCACCAAGATGAGTTTCAGTGTAAGTATACTGGTGGGACTGTTGTTCATCTTTTTCTTGATAGCTCTCCTAATGTTGCCCAAGTAGGTGCATTTCTGCGGAGTGTTTTCTCAAAGTATAAGCTTCCGTATCTTAGTTTGACACCTACCTTTAGTATTTGTCCGGAATGTGGATACCTAAAAGGAAAACAAGAGTTTTGCGAAAAATGTGGCTCACCTACAGAGGTATATAGTAGAATCGTTGGCTATCTTAGGCCTGTAAGCAATTGGAATTTAGGTAAGAAAGAAGAGTTCAAGGAGCGTTTGCTAGTAACACTGTAAGAGTTACCTCCTATATGCGTACAGGGAACAAATATTGAAGTACGCATATAGGAGGACGTAGTGGTATACCTAGGAAACGCTTTTAGTATTGACATGTTGCCCTCAAAACGAGCATTAGTATACGTTCAGAAAGTATCATTAGGCCGGGTGAAGTTCCTTCTAAAGAAAGACTTCACATCTCTTGTGAAAGATGAGAAGATATGTCAGATTTTGTCTAAGCTATTGGAAACTGAAATTCCTGTATCCGATACACGTGTGAAACTGAAAAGAGGAGATAAATTAATTATCGTACGCTTTAGCAAACGAATCACTGATATAAATATAGACGATATGACGAGTCTCTCTCCGAGGTTCGCTGTCGTTTACATACACTAATAGTTACGAAGAAGGAGATCCGTATAAGGAACGATCTCTATTTTAGGGAATTGTGTCTTCACAAGTTCGGTGTCTTCAGTTGTATGTAAAGGAGTTTGGACTATCACGTAATCTGTGGGTATACGTGATTGTTCAAGTATTGCTATAGTCTGTTGTATCTTACTTATATCAACTTCAGTACGTGTGATAATTTTGTATCTTTCTGCGATGAGAGGCGCCTTAATACTCACAATACACGCGTCTATACATTTGTTGTGTACGAGGTCTGTGATGATCTCCGGATGAGTTCCCAATGTGATTAGTACGATTTCTATCTGTGGTGACACAGATTTAGCACATTGGCAGAACTCCAGTAAGCAAGCTTGTAAGGTAGGCTCACCTCCGACGATATATAGACGTGATATTAGTTTACTACTACTTAGTATCTGAAATATCCGTTCGGTGGGTATTATGGTATGATTACATTCATGTATTAAGTATGGAGTTGGACAATAGNCACAATTGAAGTCACAGCCTTGAGTGAATATAGTAAGAGGAAGACCTTCTCTTGTTTGTTTATGTATTAGAGGTGGGTCGAGTGTGATCCGACTAATGCAGAAATAAGGTTTACTAAAAAGTTGTAGTTTCATCAGTTTCTCCTTATTCTGAGAGATATCCTTTAATGTTTTGTTAGTGAGCAAAGGTATATCTAGAGTATGTTGCAACAATTAAATAGTGTAGGGAAAGAAGTTGCATTTTAATTATTAAGAATGAGAGGTGAGAGAAAGATATATGCATNCTAAAGTTTTTGTTGGTAGCACGATATTACGACGTGCAAACGTACGCGGGGTAGGAGTCTTGTTAATTGTAGACGGCAGAGTATACGAGGTATCTCAGCCTATTGGTAGAGCAACATATAGAACCGCGTTGCGGACAGCTATCGACTTCGGATTAATGGAAGTACTAAATAGAAATGTAAAGATTGTCGATATTTATATACCATCGCGGGTAGTAGTAGATCAACTACGTCGTAAGGAAGAAAGAAACTGGTCGAATACTTTAGCTCTGCTTAAACAATTTGAATATTTCACAATAAACTTTATCATGAATCGTCAGAATAGAGCTGCGTTAGCTCTTACACGTCGTGCCGCGGAACTTTCTCTTGCACAATTATCTACAACGTGATACATTTTATTTAATTTATAATGAGGAGTAAGCAAATGAGTACTAAGGTAGTTCTTACGCCAGCAGAGGTATTTGGAGCGTTCTTAGACGCCTCTATTCAAGATCTCGTTAGGTTAAATGCATTAATCAAAAAGATTGATTTCACTTATCATCCTCCATTTGATCTTATTGCAGAAGTATTTACACATTGTGTTGAAGTACACAAGCAATGGACAATTGAGTTACTAACATACCATTTAGGAGATTATGCGGATAGACTGAGTGTATATGTAGCACTACTAGAGGGAGCTAGAGAGACAGATAAGGAGTATGTTTTTGAACATCTTGTGNACTATCAAACTTCGATCTGGTTAGATAAGTTCAAGGCGGAGTTAGTACGTGCTAATGGTAATGTGGGTGATGTACTCAAAAAGTTCAGTAGGCAGTTAGGATCTTTAGCTGTATCAACCGCAGGCAAGGTAGAAGCGGTAACAGCATCTGAGTTATTGACATCGTATAATGCAACGGATGAGTCTGCGGGATTTAGTTTACCATTGAACTTAGGTTTTGATCAGCAGTTAGGCGGAGGCATTCGTCCGGGGGAGATTCTTTTGTTTGTAGGTCCTACTGGTGCAGGAAAGTCAACACTGTTACTTCACAGCTGTTTGGAGTCTATTCGTCACGGACTAACAACTGTCTACGTTTCGTTAGAGTTATCTCTAGATCTCGTAAGAGAGAAGTTAGCAGCTCATTCGTCTCTACGAAGACTTGATACTTCTCATTTGGAGAAGTTACATCTTTTGAAGTTTCCAACCAAAAGTGTANCTCTAGAAGAGATATTTGTGTTCGTAGATCAATGGCATGCTCAAGTAGTTGCAATCGATTATCTCGATATTCTTAGTTTTGGTGGCGGTGATAGGTTGTGGCAAACTCTAGAAGACTTGACAGCGAAGTTCAGAGGTTATTGTGAAGAAAGAAAGATTATTGGTCTAACAGTTTCGCAAGCAAACAGAGAAGGCATAGCAAACAACAAGATCGTCGATATTAATCATGTAGCCTTCAGTTTAGGTAAAGTGTTTACAGCTGACTTTGTTATCACTCTAACACCACCAGACTTTACGACTGCGGATACGACTGCTGCATTTCTTTATCTGACTAAGAATAGACGAGGGCCGAAATGGTTGCAACCTGCGAGGATAGATTACGAACATATCATTGTAACACCTATACAAAGTGTAGACTACACACGTTAGAAGGAGGGACGGAAGATGCATAAGGAAGGAGACACAAAGAAGTTAGTGGAGAAATATGAAGAATTCTTTGCTGAGTTTTGCAAGTTCAGAGGTTTAGATCCTGATAACGATCACCTTAAGGAAACACCATATAGAGTAGTAAAAGCTCTCTTAGAGGCAACATCTGGTTATGAGACGGAAGCAAAGAGCGTGCTAAGTAAGAGGTTTAAAAAGCTAGATGATGACACTAGTAGTGAAACGCTTATCTTAGGTGATGGTATATTGGTGGTACATAACGCTATACCGTTTACGTCTCTTTGTGCCCACCACTTATATCCTTTCTTTGGTTTTATGTATATAGGTATGTTATTGAAAGGTGAGATAATTGGACTGTCGAAAGTAACGAGAGTAGTAGACGTCTTTAGTAAAAGACTACAAGTACAAGAAGAGCTAACTTCTCGAGTTGCTACAGCATTAACCAAACACGTAGAAAGTTGTAGAGGTGTTATTGTCGTTTCAGATGCTATTCATGGCTGTATGTCTTTCAGAGGTGTGCGCAAGAGTAGTGTAACTACATGTAGTGCTGTAACCGGAGTATTCGTAGAGAACGATAAAGGAATTAAGCAAGAGTTCTTCCATCTAATTAAGAGACAAGATTTATATCTTTAGTTAGGCTATGAGTTGCATCCGTGGAACATTACATAGATACCGATTGATAGTGGAGGATGATTTATGTATATATCGTTGTCTGTGGTTACACAGCCTTATGGTGCGGGTGCGAGTTACGGATACGTTTGTGGGGGTGGTCCGTATACTCTCTTATCGTGTATTGAGCGCTTCCAATTTCCATTCAATAATGGTACAGCTAGTCGTGTAGGTAATCTTACGGCAACTCAGTCTGAAGCTGGAGTATGTAATTGTAGTACATATGCTTACGTTTGCGGATACTTTACAAAAGATAGGTTCCAGTTTCCATTTGATAATGGCACCGCAACGTGTGTTGGTTCCGGTTTAGAGATCTGGGGTCAATGTGGAAACAATTGTAGTACATATGGATACGTTTGTGGAGGTTCTTCTGGAACAGCGATTCGGCGTCTCCAGTTTCCATTTGAAGATGGTTCGTTGGCTTATGTAGGAGATCTCACTATTAGTTCTTTAATACGAATAAGTGCAAACAATTGTAGTACACACGGATATGTTTGTGGGGGTACAGAGTCAAGTTCTCTTTCTTATATCAACAGATTTCAATTTCCATTCAATAGTGGTACAGCCAATATTATAGGTAATTTAAGCGCAAATTACGGAAAAGGTGTGGGGGCTAATAATTGTAGTATATACGGATATGTTTGTGGTGGAGCGTCGTCTATCATAGACCGCTTCCAGTTTCCATTCAATAGTTGGTATAGCTAGTCGTGTGGGTAATTTGAGTGGAGCTCGGTTTATAACGTCTGCTAACAATAGTAGTGTACATGGGTACGTTTGCTGTGGACAAGTCGACGCCTATGATCGGTCTTCCGTAGATAGGTTTCAGTTTCCTTTTGATAGTGGCGCTGTAACGACTGAAAGTAATTTAGTCTACGCGGGTAAAGAGCGAGATGCTATCGACGGAGTAGATTTTGTGACTATGTTTACGTAGAAACAGCATATAAGGATAATAAGTGAGACTTGAAGTTCAGGAATCCACAGAAACTATAATTCTATACGACTTCCCTTACAATAAGTTCTTACGCGCGATACGTAAGCGCGGTTGGGATCCTATATTACTGTTATTAAAAGTTTTAGAGGGTAGGAAGTTCCTTATCTTTAAGAAGTTTACACTCATGTTCCCCTCGTTCTTCGCATTAGAGTTCTTTGAGATTTTTAGACAGTTAGGCGGACGTTGGTTAGACTACGCATTACTCCTGAAGCAGCGTACGTGGATATCTCGTTTGTTCTCCCACCAAATATCACGATTCTTAGACACCTACGTAATTCATTCTCGGAAGATAGCACTCAATTCTTACCAAGAGAGATTCATTAATACATATCTTTCGTATGTAGAGAGATTTGATCTACGGGGTAGAGTAATGTCTTTTGAGCAAGGGCTAGGAAAGACGAGAACGGCTATCGCTCTATTTCTAGCACTCCACAAAAAGCGTGTACTTATAGTATGTCCAAAGAGTCTTTTGTTTTCTTGGAAAAGTGAACTAGAGAAGTTAGGAGAAACAGATATTAGTATTCTGAGTGAGACGTCTGTGATTGCAAAATGGAATATCATAAATTATGATAGACTCTCTTCTCTACCTACTTCGCTGACTCAGACAATAGATGGTATCATAGTTGATGAGACACAGTATATCATTCACTTGAGCGCACAACGTACTAAACTAGTAATTGAACTTTGTAAAACGAGTCCTAATGTGCAAGATATACTCTTGTTGAGCGGTACTCCAATCAAGAAGGATCCGGATGAATGGATTCCATATTTGTTGATACTCGATCCACATATAACTGCTAAGTTAGCGGGTTTGTTTACACGTATCTTTCTATCTCATCCTAGTTTAATGAAACATATCGCTGCCGTAAGAATGAGAGGATTAGTAGCTCGAGAGACTAAGAAGTGGTTATCTTTGCCTCCAAAGAAGATTGTTAATATAGAGTGGTCTGTACCAGATCTAACAGAATACTTGTGGCCAACTATCGAGCGTGAGATCAGAGAGTTGGTTCCTGTATATATTGAAGAGTATCGACAAGTGTATCTCTCTAATTGGTTGGAGGTTATGGATATTCTATCAACAAAAGGAGTGCCTCGTCAAGAGTTAGATACTTTTGTAGAACTATGCACTCGAGAAACGTTGTCTTTTGAAGAGCAATCGTGGCTCTCACAGAAAGCTAAGTATTGGAGTACGTTTGTGGATCACCCAGATCTAAGACATACACTACAGAATATGAGAAAGCTCATTCGATCGTTTGCTCGTATAATCGAAGCGAAAGTAAGATCTACGATTTTGTATAGTAAGAGAGAGCAATGTTTGATGTCATTGATTCGTTCGAACTGGAAGAAGATTTGTTTGTTTACGAACCTAACTGAAAACAAGTCTATTATTTGTGGTACGATTCTTTCTCCGCTACGCTATTTGCATACAATTCTGCCTAAAGAATGTGAAGTACAGAGTGTATATGTAGACTCTACAATTCCTAACAGACGTGAAGTGCTCCAACGATTTCAACACGATGACAATATACAAGTATTGGTAGGCTCGGTTGGTGTACTTGGTGTAGGACTTACGTTGGTAGAAGCAGATAGAGTTTTAATACTTAATCTACCATGGAGATGGGCGGATGCCGAACAGATGATGGATAGAGTACATAGAATTGGACAGAAACATCCCGTTACTATTTATATCGTACGTTTACGTTCTCACGAATTGAATGTCCACGATCATATGTCACAGATCGCTCTTCGATCTAAGAAAGAGGTAGATAGAATGCTACAAGAATTAGTAACTACAACTACGGTTACTCAATAAGATGAAGAATCCAAAGCAGAAAGGCACAGATTTCGAGTTAGTAATTGCAAAACGGTTATCACGTTGGTACGATCCTAACTCGAAGATAGATTATTTCTGGCGGACACATAGTTCGGGTGCAGTAGCTACCATTCGTAAGTCTATGTGTGAAGTAATGGAAGGCGATATAATGAGCATTCGTGAAGAGACTCACGAACTCTTTAACTATATAGTAATAGAATGTAAGCGTATGAGAACACTCGACTTAATGTCTTTCTTAGATAGGAAGGCGTGTGATATTCTATCTCTGTACGAAGTCTCAAGAGTAAAGTTGAGTCAGAACAAGTTCCTTCTTTTAGTTGTGAAACGAGATTATGGTGAGATACTCGTGCTTACATCATTGTTACTACCAAAGATATCTAAATATATGAAGATAAATAACAACGGACACGCATCTCTCTACTTATACAAACTAGAAGATATGCTCTCTACGTATACTTTTAATGAGTTTTTACGTAATGTGAAAGAAGAGTTTACTCCAGACCGCTCTTCTTTGCAAGTAGTTTAAACACAAACAGAGCCCAAGAAGCAAGTGAGCTTAGTAGCGTTATCACGAGCATAACTAGTCCTCTGTGGAGTTGACTCCTCAGTTCCTTGACCCAATCTAAATCGGCTGTCTGTCGTTGTAATGTTAGCATTAGTTGTGTAACATTCTGACAAGAATTCTTGAACTCGGCTTCTAGAGTATTCAAGCGTTGTGTAGTCATGTTTTGTTTCTCACTCAATGTTGCTACTTGAGCTTTTTGGGATGCCACTTCATTTCTAAGCTCATCAAGTATTTCGAAGATTGTATCTATTGCTTTGTCATCTATCATACGTATTTACTCCTTTACTAATTGATTATGTATTGTCTGAATTTTTGTTATGCAGTATAGGTAGAAGACAGTGTTCGATAGAACACCGAACAAATTTGAGATATAGAGATAAAAATAGGGAGGTAGAAGAATGGATTACGCGCAAATGTTACACGATGTATCTCGTGTTCTTAATGATAGATCTACTGCACAAACACATCTGGAGTTAATTCAGCGTATAGGTGGAGGAGACACAAAAGCCGTTCTGTCTTTGTTGCCTATGGAGTTTAAGGATGACGATCAACGAAGGAGATTTCTTCAGGTTGTAAATAATATCTATGTTCGTGCACGTAGAAATGCAGAGCAACTCTATCATACCTCTTTAGCTGAAGTACAGATTTATCAAGAGATAGAGCAAATTTGGACTGAAGATGATGAGCTTGATGGTCTACTAAACCGTATGTCGTCTCAGAGTCAACTCAATCTTCTTACACACGAGTTGATTTCTCGTGTAGGGGAAAAGGAGGCGCAAAAGATACTTCGGAAGATGGGTGGTATGCCAGAGGAAAAGAAGATACAACAACTTAAAAGATTAGTAGATAAGTTTAGTGGAAAAAGTAGTACGTCTTCATCGCAGGAATCTAAAGAAAAAACGACTACACAGAGTGGAACACTACCTCCACAGCCTCCTACTAGTAGTGGCACAGTTTCATCTAAAGATTATAGTGACAAAAGAGACATAAAGGTTCCAAGAGTATCATCTAAAGTTCGTAAGTGGGTATGGGTTGGACTTATATGTGGTGTTCTAGTTGTGTTCTCTCTTCTTATTATCATTTATTATGTACGCCAAAAAAGAAGATGGGGAGACGTATATTCTCTCGACGATTTACTGCGAGATCTTTGGAGAATGTTTAAATCTGCACTTAGATCTTTTGTTGACGAACTTATGCGTGCTCTCGTAAAAGTTCTTGCGACAGTTATTGTTGTCACTATTTGTTGTATGATTGTTATCTATCTACTCCCACCCGTAGATCAGCAGAAACTGAACTCACCTGTAAGGTGGCTTGTCGCGAAGATACAATCTCTCCTAACAAAGAGTAGTATAGAAGCTGTTACAACACAAAATACGTAAGATATATGCTCGATAGGATACGAGCGTGCAGATCTGTAGTATCCCAACCTCTATTCACACGTTATTGTATAAACACTCGTGTAAATTTATCTTGTTTAGAGGACTTCGTTCTAGACACAGTAGTCGATGATGATTGGCTACGTACGAGTTTAGATCCTAAATTCTTTAATTATATCGAGAAGCGTGAAGCTCTTAAAGCTGTTTTCTATATAGCTGCGAGATCAAAAGATAGAGAGACTATCGAAGAGTGTATGTTGTTGTATAATTCCGTTCTTTATTTTTACTTATTCTACAAGTACTTTCCTAAGTGTGACTCATACACTTTAGATGCCGTATATCGTTTATTGCGTAAGGATGCGTTACTCTCTCGGTTTAACTCACATTACCGAGTTGTTAAGTATGCTGTAGAAAGTCAGTTAGCAACACCTCTAGCAACGGACTTCTGTAACGATTTATATAAGAGATTTGTCAGAGTTAAGAATACGTTGAATCAAGCACTACGTAGTTTAGCTGTAGCATATTATCGTGTGCGTAAAAGTGAGCATAGTATTTTATAAGCTCTTAAAAAAGAAGAAAATAGGAAGGAGGGTAAGAGTATGGACAAAACTCGTCTATTTATTGATGAGTCAAAAGCAATCATTGTAGAGAAAGGTTGGGACATTGACCTGGATTGGCTTACACCTGAAGCTCTACATGTACCTTATGTAGATTCGTTTATAGCTGCATTCACTAAACTTTGTAACGAGCAGACAGAATTGACTCAGGAGAACGCATCTAGACTATTTGATGTACTTAAGTGCTTTATAGATGATATTAGAGTTTGTAAATACAAAGAACTGCTCTCAATGAGATACGACCCACAACTCTATATGACGGATGACGAACTGAAGTTTGCTTTATCTGATGTCCTTGATAAGAAGCTTAGAGAAGCTATTGGTGCATCCCAACAAGAAGATGATATGGGTATGGAAGGCTTGATGAAGATGTTTATGGCAATGCAACAGCCTAAATTACATCAGTACGCAAAAAAGAAGAAGGCGAAAGTCGCTCGGAAGTAAGTCTCTCAGTGCCGTTTGTTCCTATCGGAACAAACTAAAGTAAGAGGAGGTCATAAATGTATGGTAAAATAAAGGATCACATAACGTGTGCATTCTGTGCGAAATATAAAGGCGTGTGCGTACCTATTACATACGAAGATGATCGTTATTATCGTCTTTCGTTTCCTGATGGTACGTCATTGTATCTTTTGAAAGAAAATGTGGAGCTAGTACGTCCTCCGAGCGTACGTTCAAAGTTAGGAGAGCAAATTTCTGTAACGGATCGTATTGACATAAAAGAGGAACACGTTGACAAACCACAGAGTTCTAGAGTTAGAGAAAAGAGTTCTGAGCCAAAAGTAGACGTTAGTGTCGAGGAGGGTAAGAATGATTCTTCCTCAGAAAGCTAATTTGTTAAGTATTTACAATACATTAGAGCCTTTAGATACGCTTATATCTCGTAACGATATCATTCTAAAGTCACTTATATTGACTAAGGGTGATTACACATTAAGTGGAGCTCGCTTCTCGTATAGAACAATTCCGGAGCTTAGAGATGTGAAGTGTGCGGAGGCAACAATCAATTTAGTTAGAGTTCAAATTCCTGTTGACTTGAACGTTTTGTGTGTATACGATAATACGTTCTTCTGGAAGCAAGCTCTTAACTTAACAGAGGGAGATTACGTGTTTGGTATTACAAATAGTGTAGTACATTCGTTTCCTGTACAAAATGTGGGGTTTGTGACTCTGGCAGATTCTCAGGTTGAACTAACAAATACTGAATCGGACTCCACAATAGTGTTTATAGGATCTTATTTGGCAAACCTATCTCAGCGATATGTTGCAGTTGCCATTAGATGAAACTATCTATCATCGATATTGATGCGTATGCATCTCAACTCACGGAAATCAAGCATGCAAGAGTTTTTGCACGTCCACTAATTTTAGATCCAGACGGGTTACATTCTCCGTCAATTTACGCTACAGATCAAGATAGACGTACTAAGGTCTGCTTCTTTGATTTAGGCAGACCTTATGTGCATCCGTTCATTCTTTATGTTGCTCGTCGTAGATCGAAAGTACTATATGAAGGTATTCTAGGCAAGACGCCTCTATCGATTTCTGGTAAGACGTTAGTAAGTGACTTCGAGAACGGACTACGTGGAACAGAACTTGTACGTGCTATCTTTGAGAAGCGTAGAGAGCTAGACATCTCTCCTACTTTAGTGAGGACTTTAGAGGGCGTAACATCCGTTAATACATTGCTTCCGACTAAAGTGCTTATAATACCGCCAGTCTTTCGACCTATAGCTCTTATAGGGGAGAATGAAGAGCAACATATTCATCCACTAGATTTACTGTATTCACAATTAGAGAGTATAAGGGATGCAACAGAAGAAGTTCTTCATTCTCTAATGGATAAGATTGTTGTTTCTACAGTAGAAGCATTAAGAGGTAAAAGCGGAATTCTTAGGAGTACGTTACTTACACGTAGATTGGATTTTACAGCGAGATTGGTTATAACTGTTGATCCTACTTTACCTATAGATTATGCTCGACTTCCTTATCCCGTTCTTGCATTGTTGTTTGCTCCGTTCTTAGTTCGAGCACTCTTAGTTCCGCCTATGGAGTTGAAGCGAGCATTACAAGACGTAGGTATTTCTCTTAAGACTCCGGCACAAGCTGTCGCTCTAGTAGAAGCTTTCTATAGACGTAAATTACCTGCGAAAGTAACTTCTGCACTTACTTATTTCGTAGATTTTGTTGTGAAGGATAAAGTGATTATAGCAAAACGAGATCCTGTATTACATTGGGGCGGTGTGTTTGCATTTCGTCCTATTGGTTTCACATCTTCTACAGGTACTGAAGTTTATACGATGGCGATCTCTCCTTACATTACTACACCTATTGGTGGAGACTTCGATGGAGATACTATGGCAGTATTCGTACCACATACTATTGAAGCACAAAGAGAGGCACAGCACTTACTTCCTTCTCGGAATAGATTTAACGTTAGTATAAATAAATGTCATTTCACTCCAAAGTTAGATTACTTGCTTGCTCTATATATCTTAACGACGTCTGAGTTATCCGTTCTTCGTTCGCCGTTGCCAACAACTTCTCTTACTTTGAAGTATCCCAAACAGGAGCAACCAACATCTCTTAGCAATGAGCTCAAAGATATTTCGTATCAAACTCCTGTATACGTGAGTTTGGTAAACAGTGGTAAAGTAGTTAGGTCTACTTACGGAAAATATCTATTCAATTTATGTCATAATACAAATGAGTATTTCAACGAAACGATTACGAAGAAGAACTATTCTGAGATCTTTGATAAAATTGCTCGTATACTGAACGATCGTGCATTCTCCACTTTTCTGCAGAATTTGAATACTCTAGTGACGGAAGTTCTTAAGCGTTATCCGTTGAGTTTTATTTTGGAGAAGTGTGCTCCTCCAGACGAATTATTCTCTCCACTCAAGAAGGCGAAAGACGATCAACAGTTTGCTAAACTAGTGAAAGAAGCTACCACAAACTATATGAAGCATCTCAAGAAGAGTGATCCTTCTCTCTCGATCTATCTTGAGAGTGGAGCACGAGGTAGTGAGGACACACTAAGACAATTGTTTGTAGCTAGAGGCTATGTTGAAGATGTACATGGTGCTATATCTGCTGTCGTTAGAGGCAACTACTTCGCAGGTCTTTCTGCGGAAGATATCTATAACTCTGCTCCAGGATGGCGTAAAGGTATCATTGATAAGTCTATTGGTGTATCTAGCTCAGGTTATCTCACTCGTAAATTGATATATCTTTTAGAGAGTGTGACTTTAGGAGGTAGAGATTGCAGAACTACTTCTGGTTTATCTTTGGATGTTTCACAAGTTGATAAGAGAAGTTTGTATGGCCGCCGTTTGATGGATAAGACAGTCATTACATCCGAGACGAATTTATCAGGTACGGTCGTGTTGCGATCTCCGTTTTATTGTGTAGATCCTAAAGGCATTTGTGAAGTTTGTTATGGAGAAGCAGTGGCTAGAGCAACCGCGATCGGATTACTAGCAGCACAGACATTAGGAGAGCGAAGCACACAGCTTACGTTCAAGGCATGGCATAGTGGTGGTGTGAAAGGTACTGCAGAAGTAGTTGAGTTACCTCCGCCATTCAGAGTTGATAAAGGTGTAGTTTACGCAACTAAATCCTTCTCTTTAGTTGTAGATATAGATGATGAAAATACTAAAGCAACTGCTGTAGGTGTTATTTTGTATCCACAAGTTCTTAATCTCGTTGTCGAGAAAGGTAAGAGTAAGAAAGTAGATCTACCCACTACTCTACAACTCTCAACTCATATACCAAAGATTGTTGAGTCTGCTACACGTATCATCTACACGTTCAGGAAAGATGATATCGTAGGTAGTTTGTTGGGTTATGCTAGTGGTGTAATAAGTGTAGTCGATCGGATTCACAAGCTTTTGGATACTCCATTAGAGTCTGCAACCGAACTCTTGTTTGAGTTATATAATATGTATAGAAGTGTAGCTATCTTACCGTTAGTTCATTTTGAGATCGTCACTATGGCATTAACTCGTTCTTCACGTGATCCAAATCTTGCATGGAGACTTGACCAGACGAGTAAGCCTGTAGTCGTGCCATTTAAGAAAGCTATACTATACAATTCTCCACTTGTTGCATTTCTCTTCTCTGATCCAGGGACTGGACTGCTCCAAATGGTAGATAAAGAGATTGATATTCATAAACAAGGTGTGTTAGGGAGATCTGTGCTATGAGATTATCATCGTTACGATTAGGAATGATTGCAAATAATATCTATGTAGATCCATACGATAATATGTTGATCGTTCTCTCTGACATAGATATGCCACCAATCTCTGATCTTGCGCCACACTTTCGGTTTGCTAAGTTGTTGTATGCTCCTTCTGTCGTCACATTAAATCGTACATGGCCACTTCGTGTTCCTTCTGTTAGTAAGCTGCGTGTAGTTCGAAATCTGAACACGTTGAATTCTACAAAATTGAGCGCAATATTTGATCTGCAGCCTGTTCTTAAACAAGCTGTCGCATTCTATGGAGATAACTTTATACGATCTCCGTATAAAACTTTTGCTCATACGTTGCTTCGTTACAGTAGAGAGTTTAGACGTCCGTATCGTTGGTTCGTATTTCTCACGGATACGAAAAAATGGAACGAGATGAATGTGAATCTTACGACACTACGTAGAAGCGTTCTCTATCTTTGCACTTACTTATTAGGCGTTGATGTAGAGAGTGAAGACGAGAGTTTGAGCGAAGTAAGTGTGAAAGGTATAGAAGGTATGCTTGTGGGTGTCTATGATCAAGCATCTAATAAGATCACGTTTTTCTGTGTTTATAGACATAATAGAAGTGTGTTTCCGCGTGTGCCTACATTTATCAGAAATGTTATCCATGGAGAACACGCTCCAGAAGAACTTGCTACGTCTTCACCTTCATCTCCACCAAAAACGGAGTCTGTAAGTGTTGCAACTCGTAAGTTCTCGAACTTACCGATAAGTAAGAAAGCCGTAGTTGATTCGATAGTAAAAGACGCCATTGATGTTGTTGGTGACTTTCTTGAGGAGCCTAGTACGACATCTCGAGTAAAAGATACTGTGGTAGGGAAAGCTCTTACGTGGGCACTCACAGGTAAGAAAAGAGAGATAACTCCGCAAGAAACGAAAGAACTCGTTTCTTTTGTTGCTAAACTAGATACGCCTACGTTAAAACTTGTGAAAGCGAGGACTGAACTATCAACACGTATATCTAACACGTTCGGTCCTCCTGTTACTGTAGGCGTCTTGACGAGGAAGGATAGCCACCTTAAAGCTGCTCTCGAATCTTTTCGACTGCCAAAAGGTATTGGTTGGGTAGTAGAAGATATCTCTGTGAAGCCTTATACATCTACTACAGAAGTTGCACGATCTACATTAGATTTAGGCACAATCATCTTCAAAAACGAAGAGACGAATCAACGAGTAGCTGTGGAGCTCTTCATTCCTCGTATAGACAAAGACGGCTTCTTCTATTATAACGGAAACAAATATGTTTTTAGACATGTGCTTATACCTAAAACAATAACTGCACCTAGACTACTCACAGCAAAGTTTAACAATACTGTTACTTTCTTCGAGATCTATCTAAGACGTATTCAGTCTCATACTACATTCTACCTAAACATGCTAGGTAACAGACTACCGTTGATTCAAGTTTTACTTGCATTATTTCCGTTACGAGATATATTGAATACGTTCGGTATAAAACACTTACTCGCAGAACGTGAGTTAAAGATAGGAAAAGATACACTAATCATAGATTCTGCGTTATGTGAGTTTCTGTTCAACGGGCTTGAGATCGGTGGGAAGACTCCTAAAACACTAGATCAGGGTGAATGGTCTCAGTTCTTGGTGTCTAAGACACGTGACACGAGTATCTTACGGAAGCTTGCTAGAGAGTTCAGTTTGATATTCGACAACGTGTTTGCGTTTGAAGCTAAATCTCTGGATCTATCAACACCTCTAGATGTTGTGAAGTATATGTGCGAGCTTGCTATAAGTGGTGAAATGACGTCATCAACTGAGTTAAGCAACTATCGTATACGTACGTCGGGTCTAGACGAAGCTTTGATTCGTATGTTAGCTAGATTCTTTGCTAGTATGCCTTCTATAGAAAAGTTGCCCACTAGTAGATTTGCATTGATTAGATATCTATTACGTGAAGGCTGGTTGATGTCTGCTTCTGAAGGTAATCCGTTGGAGCTCCTTAGAGATTTATGCAGTGTAACAAACGTAAGTGTGGGAAGTTTTGCGACACCTATGGTAAGGAGTTTCCATCCGTCTTATAGAGGTGTTCTAGATCCCGTTGATACACCTAGTGGTGATACTATCGGCGTAGTTCAGCGATTAACGCTTACGAGTAGGATTACGCCCACACTTGAACTAGACACAACTACTACATCTTATCCTTTTAGTTGGGCTGTATCAACTGTTCCTTTTGCAAGATTTAACGATGGTAATAGATTGCAGATGGCCGCAAACCACGTTCGACAAGCTGTACCATTGACGTATGCTGAACCACCATACGTAATTACAGGCATCGAGAGTGTAATACGAAAAGTGGCTGGACTTGATATTCGTACAACTGTTGATGGAGTTGTTGAGAGTATTAAGCCAGAAGATGTACTCGTGATTAAAACTCCAACAAATAGAAGGTTTGAGTTCCGTCTTACACCTTTCGTTACAAGTCACAATTTCGTAGTACATTGGATGCCCACCATAAAGATTGGTACGAAAGTAAAGGCAGGAGACATAATTGCTACCGCTGAAGAACTTCATTTCAGAGATGATCTTACTCTAGGTACGAATTTGTATACTGCATTTATACCTTCATTGGACGTATTCGAAGATGCTGTAATGATTAGTGAAAGTGCAGCAGAAAGACTTACGGTTACAAAAGGTAACAAAGTTGTGCTCAAACTCCCTTCAGATAGTGTATTACTGCATGTCGCATCAGATAAGAAAATTAAGAAAGGAGATGCTCTTGTAGTTCTGGCTGGAAAAGGATTGCGTGTAGATACTTTGCTTGACGAGTTTGAGAAACAAGATGTTGTATTTGAGACGCAAGAGCGAAAAGTGTTTGTACGAGTTCCGGAAGATGTAGATGTTATGAGAGTGATGGTACATACAACTGCGAACTATCTTTCTGCAAACAAGATTCTAGCAGATTATGTTAAACAGTTACCTGCAGACGACTTCACAGTACGTAATGCATTGACTTACAAAGGTGATCGTTATGGTTGTGTCATTTACTTCTACATAAAATGGAAAGCACCGATGACATTAGGAGATAAGCTAACAAATCGGCATGGTAATAAAGGTGTGGTATGTAAGATACAATCTCTACAAGAGATGCCAAGAGATGAGAAAGGAAGACCTTTTGAGCTTGTACTAAATCCATTAGGTGTTGTTGGTAGGATGAACTTAGGGCAAATGTTAGAGTTATATGCTTCGAATATCGTTCGCTACTATAATGATTTGCTTATGAAAGAGAATTATTCTCAGAAAGCTATCACTACACTTGAGCGTATTCTTACAGCTCTGGATAAGACACCGAATAAAGCTGTTGTTGCTTATGGTCTCAGTAAAGCAAAACAGAAAGCGTTTATTCCTCTTGTAGTTCCTATGTTTAAGGAGCCCTCATGGAATGACCTACGTAGAATTGTACGTGATCTTGGAATCCCAACAACATCTCATATAGTCTGGAAAGACACACAAAGCTATACAGAAGTTCCTATTGGCTATATGTATGTATACAAGTTATATCATGAATCGAGCTCGAAGGAGTCAGCAAGAGCAATAGGTGGATATCAGACGTTAGGTCATGCGATGCGAGGTAGATCACGAATTGGAGGACAGAAGATCGATGAGCAAATGTCTTGGACGCTATTAGGTAGAGATTTAGGTGCGATCACAAAAGAGCTGTTTGCTTATCCTGCAGATGTAGGTCCTCAGATCTTCAATAAGATTGTTGAGAACGGCAGTGTTAGTTTAGCTGAGCTCTCGATTCCTAATAGAAACAGAGAATATCTACAATCGATTCTAGTCTCTTTAGGCGTAGAGCTGAAATGATGGGAGTAGCATACAATCTCAAGCAAGTGTATGCTCTTGTGACGACTACACTTTCGTTCGTTCACGATAAAGTCTTTGCTTTCGAGGATACACAACGTGTTGATACTACGTTGACACAACCAATGAGTTATTACATAGATCGTTTTTGTGATTTATTAGGTAGCGTGGTTGAGAAGTACAATGTTCGTATGAGTGTAGCTAGTATGTTGGACTCTACATATCCTGAGCTTAGTGAGTATATAAGGTCTTTAGAGGATGTGGAGTTTATCGCCGTAATTAAGACAATAATGGAGGAGAACATATGGCTCTTACTCTCTCCAGAAGTTCTTCGTATGTTGCTACACCTGAGTCGCTCGTAGTTTACTATAAGTATGTAGCAACTATGCCTGTGTATCAGAAAACGATGAATGCGTTTATTGAGAGCGTAAGCTCGAAATGGAGAGAGTTTGTTAGTCAGAAGATAGAGTTGCATGTCTCTCCTTTCTACAAATATAAAGGTATGTTAGTGTGGCAGCCTACATTTGATTTTGATGGTGATCTGAGTAAAGTAGATCTTATACGTTTTTGTGAAAGTGAGATCATAGATGCTTATAATTGGTATGTCGAAGAGACAAAGGATGGCTACCATTTGTATAGTTGTGCGGGTTATAGTGGTCTTCGATTACGAGATATAGGAAAGTTACGAGACTTACTCACGAGTAAGTATAAATCTTATACGTCTCTCGATATTCGATCGTCTATTCGTCATTTACCTATTCGGAGACTTGCACTTTTGCAAGTTCCTGTACCAATAAGGAGATTTGGAAGTAAGCCAGAAGATATAAAAGATGAACTTCATTTTGCAAGCGTGTTACAGAAGTTTGTAGTTCCTACAAAAATGTATGAGTTTGATCGTGAGATCTTCCGAACATTAAGATAGTATGTTAACAAGAACATTTTTGTTCAATTATATCAAGACGAGACTAGGTCATCCTTATCTAGGTATTGAGATATCGGATGATATGCTATGGGATATTGTTGTTCATCATACAATTCCTACATTTTCTTCGTATGTACCTACAGTCGCTTTCAAGGAGTTAACAGCCGCAGATCGAGATCCTCAGAATCCTACACTTTATTACTTGAATGATGAAGACGGTGTGATAACTGTAAAGGATGTTGTGCTGCCTATGTCGAGTGCATTCGTCGTAGGACATCCTTGGATATTCATTCCTAGTTTCGAAGATCTGCCAGATCAAATTATGGATATTATGAAAGCACGTACTGTAGAGAGATACTCACTCTTTAGACACCAATGGGAGTTTATACCGCCAAATAAACTATATATCTATCCTACAAGGTTAACAGGATTTACAGCAACATTCTACGTTAGATACGAGAAGAATCATCCTTCAGATTTAAGTACGATACCCACAGACTTTATACGTGATTTTTGTGATCTTGCTCTTGCAGATATATATGACGTTATAGCAGATATGAGGTCAAAGTATGCGACACTGAATACTCCGTTTGGCGAGATCACATTGAATGCGGATGCACTTTCAGCAAAAGCAACTGAACTAAGAGATAGAATAATAGAGAGACTACAGTCTCTACCTCCTAATACAATCGTAGAAGTCGTTTAGAAAGGAGAGGAATCGTGGGCGAAACTGTATTTTCAGATATTCTAGGTGAGAAGGTAGAAGAGATGGCTCAGGAATCTTCACTTCGGAGTCAGATTGTTCAAGTTTTTGGGAGACTATCGCAACAAGTTGAGCAGATATACAAAAATTGGAAGAGATATGCTATCGCGAGCGCAGTTGTGGGAGCAGCACTTTTTGCGTTCTACAAGTTTCTAAAGAGATATGAACTACGGGCAGCAACCCGAGTAGAGAAAGTGTTTAATTCTGTTGAGGATAAGTATAAAGCGTTTGTTTTGCAATCCGTTCTTAGCGATCTTACGCGCAGACAATCTGCTACAAGAGAGTTCTTATACGCAGTTTTCGCCACTGGAAATGTAACTCCTAGTAACTACCAAGAAAAAGTAACGCAAACTGCTGCCGCTTACGGTTTAGCTACTAGTGATCCTAGATATCTTGCGGTTAGTGCATTGGGCTATACTGCAGCGTTAAAGTTGTATAAGTTAGGTGATGAGATAAAAGAGCCATTTATTCGTAGTATACTTAGTCCAACGTTATCGAAGAAGATTCGTATGGTATTGAAAGCTGCTTTTTGGTTGTTTATTGGTGTCGTCGTCTTCGTGTTAGTATTTCCTATTTTGCGTAAGTTAGTAGGGTCGATAGAAAACACACGTACAGAAGAGCAAACGTCTACTAGTCAGCAGATTACTATGGAACACACAATTTTGTTAGAAACTGCTGTCAGTAGCGGCAAAATTAAGAGTGTGTTCTCGAAGCTTTGGGATTGGATTAGTAGAAAGAAGAAGAAAGAAAATGAGTTGGTAGAGAGTATATGCAAGATGAAATGGAGTGCGTTTGTGTTGACAGCTGTAGGTATTGGAGCTCTTTTTATACTTATACGAAGTTATAAACGGTCATCATATCGTAATGTAAGGGAGTTCTTGTCTAACTTCTGGTCTAATGTAGTTCAGGTAGGCAAAGATAAAGGTGTGGTCGTTCTTCTTTCGGTTGGTATGCTTTCAAGTATCTTTTTCCTGAAGAGTATATATAAACGATGAATATTATTGATGTATCCTATGCAGAGATCCTACGGTTGCGCAGATCCTTGAATCTGCCTATCCGTTTTGAAGATATCGATGGACGTATATTTCTGTATCTGACGACATCTTGTAATACTTATAGAGCTGAAGTTGTGACTGAAGAAGAGAAAGCTGATTTTGAGCAGAAGAAGCAATATATGAATTGCTCTATAGAAGTTGAGCCGTTTGTGTTAGTGACTCCTAATCTGTTAACTACATACGAGTTCTCATTTAGCTCTCCCACATTTACGTGTGTAAATATAAAGGAGTGTTGGTTAGCATGTAGTCAGCTTTCTTCGCTTCCGCATGTAACTATTAGTACGCACAACGGACACGGTCATAAACAAGTAGTATTACCATCTAATTTTCTTGATTGCTTTTTTCTAGCAGAGCAGATTGAGAGCATAGATTTAGGCTTTAGTGTTGCTTTCAAGTTCAAGTTTGGCTTGCGGTATTCATTACACTCAAAGTGTTTTCTACACGTAACGGTAGATAAAAATACGATAGAAGATACTACAGGCAATCTTGTAGTTGTTTTTAGAGGGGAGGCCACATGGGACTTTTAAGAGGCATAGACTTTTCAGCGTGTAAGCATCGTTTTGTTGTACAATTACATGATGCCGAACGTGCTGGTAGACATTTCGATTTACGACTTGAGGCTTACGACAATGAGTCAAAGCAATGTGTACTCGTATCTTGGGCTACCCGAAAGTTAGATCAATTAATGTCAAGTAAAGTATCTCGTGTTGGACTATTCCGAACGGAAGATCATGAGCTAAAATGGTTGACTTTCAAAGGTGAGATTCGTGGAGGTTACGGGAAGGGTATAGTTAAGATACTAGATAAAGGTCAGTTTGAGGTTATAGAAGATAAACAGGATGTTTTAGCTGTGAAATTCTTGGGAGAAGTTTTGTCGGGTTCGTATGCGTTTGTGAAGCTATCGAACGAGAACTTTCTTCTTGTGAAGATGAAGTCTCAGAGTGAGTTTAATATGGCTGCAAGTATCTATCCGTATGCATGTTTGTTTTGTAGGAGACCACAACGATTACGTAGAATCAGAAGAGTAAGGAGGTTCAGAAATGAAGTCAATCCTTAGTAGGCTTAGTGTAGATTTACTTATCTTTTTAGTATTAGGTGTTGTTGCCATACTTGGTTTGTATCAAGAAATGCTACCTTCTCAAGAAGGAACACTACGTAGTATTTTTCTTTATAGTTTAGCTACTCTGCATTGGTATGTTTCTAGAAGAGCGTTTATTGGTAAGATCGATTGGTTGTCAGAAGGAGATAAATGGAGAAAGATACTCGCGTTTGTTATGCTTGCGGGTTCTTATCTTATCTACTCAAAAGCATAGAACAGTATGAAGCTCATTTGCATTTTATTATTAGTGATGTGTATAGTATCGGTAGGAGATACACGTGATTACTGTATCAATAATTATGGTGATTATGTAAAGAAGTATTCCACTAGATACTTTGGCGTAGACTTTCCTTATTGGTATTCGATTGGAGTGCTAAAGACTGAAAGTAATTGTGTATGGATTCGAAGTAAGGATGGCCATAGGAGTATAGGTGTTGCACAAATAACTCCGAAGTGGTGGGATGAAGAGTTGGTGAGAGCAGGATATGGTAAGTATGCAACCGATCCTGCGACTCATATAGGCGCATTCAAGTATATGTTGTTTCAGGTGTATACGCGTGTTATAGATACGTGTAGGACTCCAGAGAATACAAAAAAGCTATGGATTACTTATCAAGGACACAATCGTAGTATAGGTAAGTTGAATAGAGAGGTTCAGCAAGCGGGTGTTTGTTTGTACGATCTCTGGAGACTACTATGTAAAGAGAAAGATGTTTGTGTGTGGAGATTGCCAGATGGTTCTTGTAAACAGTGGAAAAATGGTTGCGACATAAATGGCAGTTATAGTCGTAAGGTTTACTACTACGGTAATCGGTATAAAAGATTTTTAGGTATCGATAGCTTCGAAACGAGGTACATATTTTGGTAGGAGGTGATGATGATGTTACCTAGTTTATCTAATCTAAAGATTGTAAGTATATTTGCAGTTCTACTTATAGTTCTTGGTTTAGGTGCTGGCCTATTGTATTACAAGCAGAAGACGTATACGCTTACAGCTAATCTTGAGACTAAGAATATAGAGTTACAACGTGCAGCAGAACAGATTGCAGCTTTGAAGAGTCAGCAAGAGCATTTAGTGAAAAATGCGGGTGAGCTGAAAGCGTATTACGAAAAGATAGTTCAGAGAAAAGAAACAGAGATTAAGACACTTGTAAAACTTTGTATGAAAAAGGAGGGAGGTAATGTTAGTATTGAAAACAATACTAGCTCAGAAGCGGGTGATGGTAAAGGCGGTCAGCAAGTTAGTAGTGGTGATGAATTGCTTGATCTTCTGCGTAGCATGTTCAACGACTTCTCAGACACACGTAGCAATAGAACCAACTCCAGTAGTACTCCCATCAATACCAGAACGGCCGCAACTGAGTACCGATATTAATTGGTTCAAAGATTCCGAAGGCAATTATTGTGTGACAGCAGAAGACGCACGCCGCTTATACCTAAACATTCGATTGTTAAGGAATTACGCAGACGACTTAAACGATTTTGCTATTGCGGTTACAAGCATTTGTGGAGTAGAGAAAAATGGCGATTCCCACAAATAAGATACGGGAGATCCAACGACTGATTGCTGTACTTCGTACGAAACGAATCTCAAAGAGTGAAGCTGTATATATTCTCGATGAGTTGGAATACGCTTTTCGCTCAATTGCCGAACAAAGAGAAGTTAAGCCTACAACGAGTACTTTTCAGGAGCTTGCCGACCAACTTAACGGTCTTGTTGAGTCTCTTGTTTCTTTATCCAAGCAACCCGAGAATGAATCTGTCGTCACCAATATTGCAACTCAAGCAATAGTATTACTTGGGAAAAATAAGATGTCTCTTGTTGATACTACACGTGATAAACAATTGTTAGAGCAGTTGGAGAAAAGCGATAGAACGAAACGACTGTTGGCTAGATTCGCACGACGTTAACATAACAAACTACTATATAAAATATTTTTGTATACTTCTAGATTAGGAGGGAGGCGTGATAATATTATCAAGTTGGGAAGTATCTTCGTCTGAAATTCTTTTGCGAAAAGGTATCTTCCATCCTTTTGGTCTGTTCTCTGAGCAAATCTTCGGACCTAGAAAAGATTATAGATGTCAGTGCGGCAAGTTACAAGGCTTAGATTACCTTGGTAAGAGGTGTGATGAGTGTAACGTACTTGTCGCACCTTCACTACTTCGTCGATATACGATGTCTCATATTCATCTGCCTTTCTCTATTATTCATCCTATGGCTATTATCTATCTGATGCCTCCCAGCAAGACTAATCTTTTACGGAATGTTGGAGACACTAAGACATATCAGATTTTGGAGGATTATATTCAATCAAATCCTTCTAAGTTTGCACAGTTCCAACGTTCGTTTCCGCTCTACTTAGATAAGATACCTGTATTGCCACCTACACTACGTCCTGTTACTTTTACAGCGAGCAATAGAATAAAGGATTTAGATCGCTTGAACACTTACTATCTCAATATTCTTAACATTCTAGAAAAGTATATTGTGACGGATGACGAAGCGGTTGTTAATTTTACGAAACTCTCGATTCTGAAGGTTGCAGTTTCTTTGTATAAGTTGATTATACAGAAATTGACAAAGAAGGAAGGGTTGATACGTCAAAGTATACTTGGTAAGCGTAATGACTTCACAGGGCGTTCTGTTATAACTGTCGATCCTACTTTGACGGCAGATACTGCGAAGATTCCTTACAGAATACTAGTATCGTTATTCCAGCTATATGTTGTGAATGAGTTAGCTCAAACTCGAGGAATGCTTACGGCTAGAGAAGCTGTAGATTCGTTTATACGAAATCCGCAGCTCTTATCTCTATCTGTCCGGGAAGAGATCAAAGAGATTGTTGACCGATTGTGCGCACAACACTTTATTCTTCTGAATAGACAGCCTACCTTACATCTATCTTCGATACGTGCATTCCGTCCTATAGGTACAGATGCTGACGCGATAGGCATACCTATGATTGTTACTCCGGGCTATAATGCGGATTTTGATGGTGACACAATGGCTGTGTACGCACCCCTTACAAAAGCAGCATTGATGGAAGCATCGTATATGACGTTTGATCAGTATCCGTACGCACCTGGCTCACGTAGATTCAACGCTGTCACACAAGATATCGTTGTGGGATTGTGGTACGTTACAAAAGATGTTGTAAGTTCAAATGGTACAAGTGTTGTTGAAGTTACGAATGATGTCGTGTTAGAGGAATTACATCCGCATACATCTGTCTTTTGGAGAGGCAAAACAACGACTGCGGGAAGAGCATATATAGAGAGTTTATTGGATATTCCTATTAGTAAGCAACTATCGAAGTCTGCAATTTCGGAGTTACTTACAAATTGGATTGCGAAAGCATCGTCTGACACAATTGTGCCTACACTATATAAACTACAACGATACGCATTGAAGTATGCCGCGTGTGTCACTATCTCGATTGACGATCTGATCGAAGGAGATCTTACTTGGAAGCGTAAGTATGAACATGTTTCAAAGTGGTCTATACCTACAGTTAAAGCATTTAGTAGTGATGCGAAACACGCAGTAGAAACGTTATCACTGAGTGAGAATATCGCTCCATTGTTACAATCGGGTGCTAGAGGTAAGCTGTCACAGTGGTCACAAGTTGTTGCGCTTAGAGGCCTTGTAAGAAATAGTTTAGGTAAGTTGATCTTGCCACCCATACTATCTTCTCTTGTTGAGGGTTATACGCCTTCTGAGATGATACGGTCTGCTGCAGGAAATAGAAAGGGCGCTGTCGATAAAGCATTAAATACTGCTGTATCAGGTTATCTAGCACGTAAACTAGTGTTCTCTCTACAACATCTTATGCTTGGAGATACAGACGATTGTGGTACGAATATCTATCTTCCTTTCTTAGTAACTCCTCAGAATTACAAATCAATTATTGGGCGATATTTAGATGACGGAACTTATGTTACATATGAGAACGTCTCTTCGCTCATAGATCAAGAAGTAAGATTAAGATCTCCTATTGGGTGTAAGTCTGTTGATTTCTGCAAGAAGTGTTATCCGTATGATTGGGGGAGATCTAAGTTTGTAGGTATAATTAGTGCACAATGTATTTCCGAGGTTGCTACACAGTTAGTAATGCGTACGTTCCATTTAGGAGGTGCAGCTACAGATACTAAGTTTATGAGTCTACCCGCGTGTGTTGATATTACAGATGACGATATTGTTGTAACAAACCAACCCGTAAGGATTGAGTTGCCTTCCAGTGTTCCTGTTGATCCTGCGGGATACGTGATCGAAGAGTTTGACGTCAAGCTACATACAGATACGGACATCTCTGTGATAACGATTTCGGAAGGCACACGATGGCTGCTAGACACAGACAAAGATATGTTACCTCCTCAAACTCCTCTCTTTGTTATCTCTGTTAAGACAACAGATCTAGCTACCGATCTTTCACACGTATCTAGACTTCTCAATAGCACATATATGACTACACTAGGTGACGCTCTGAACCAACTTACGAAGTTAGAAGAGACGTATGCTAGATATCAGCAGCTCTTATCTATTCATTTTGAAGTTTTGTGGAGTGAACGGTTGCGGGATGTAACTAGAACGGATCAAGCCCTACGCTTCTCTCTTACGGATTTTGCTGTAGACAAACAGGTAAGACTAGAGAGCGTAGCAAATCTACCACACCAACGTTTGTTATTGAGTTTGTGTTTTGAGAACTTTAGAAAATTCTTTACTTGTATGTTATCGTCGCAAGGTGGGAGTAAGATTTCTCCGCTGGAATATCTAATTCAGTCGAATCTAAGAGGACTTCAAGAGGATTTTGGGGCAGATGTAGTTGAAGAAAGTAAAGTAAGTATGTCACGAGAGGCAAGTGTATGAATGTATTAGAATGGCGAAAAGATGAAGTATCGGTTTGTTTAAGCTCTTTCTTACCACGTATTCTGGAGTGGTTTGCAGATAGTTGTAAGGATAAGTTGAAGACGTGGAAGTTGCGTCCAATTTCTGTACAGCATTCTACATACGGATTTCATTTTACTAATGTAGTACTTGTTGTGTGCGAAACTGAGAACTCTCAACAATTCTCGTTTAAGTTACCTATACCTAATGAGGATGATGTTTTCATTGTTAATGATATAGCATGGATATTAGTGAATGAGTTAACCGATCAGTTAGTATCCTATCGTTATATTCCTGAGGATAAATTGTTGATCAGATGGCAGGGTTCATTGTTTGCGGTTGTCGGAGATGAAAATGGTATACTGAGGATTAAAGACGAGAAAGTTCCTTTTTGGGTTCTACTCTACAATATCTTTACGAAAGATGAGCTCATTCAGAACGGACTGTATTTTGAGTTTGTGGATACTGAAAAGGTTGATTCGAAGTTCGCACGTTCTTTAGTATCTCAACCAAATTTGAGTGTGAAGTTGCCTACCCGCTACGAGTTTCTTACACCAATTCAACAGTTAGTGGTAAACTCGATGGTTCGGACACCTATTAAAGCGAAAGCGAAACTAAAGCAAGTTCCTAAACTGAATACAGACGTAGTTGAGTTTATTGAGCGGGAGTTGTTGGATCCTATTACGAGAGAGATTTACAATGTACGGACTGTGAAAGATCTACTTTATTTTACTATAAATGTGACGGAAGGAAAGCCGAAGACGACATTAACAGGTAGTAACTTGTACTTCAAGCGTGTAAGATCTTATGAGACGATAATGATAGCTCTTTATGAGAAATTGAGGGAGAACCAACAACAGCAGAAATATCAAAAGAAAGTCAAGATTGCTTCCGACTTTCTTTTGAAACGGCTCTTCACTTCACCTCAACTTCAACGTCTCTTTGAGTACTTTGACCAAACGAATATGTTTAAGGAGATATCTCTACGATATAAGGTTGTTGTTCCTCTTGAGTACATTCCATACGATATGCGAGATGTACACTATACTATGAGTAGTAACGTTTGTGTATATGATACTCCTGACGATGAGGGAATTGGTGCTAAGTTACAGTTTGCTGTTGATTGTGAGTTACAGCGTAATGGTATTTTTGTATTGAAGAATTAGAGGGAGGTGAAGGTGTGATAATGAAGTCGGTATTGAGTAGCGCGTTAAGTTGTGTGCCGTTTTGTGCGCATGATGATGGTAATAGACTACAGATGGCAGCTAACTTCTTACGACAGAGCTTAGTTTTAGTGAATCCGCAACTTCCATACATAAGTACGTCTTATTTACAAGAAGTTACAAAACTTACTACTTTTCTGAAGCAGGCAGCTGAAGATATACAGATCTTATATCGTAATGAAGAAATTGTTGTGTATAAATCATTGACCACAGGTAAAGTCTATTTATATAGGATACCGTCCTCACTTTGGTCTGTATCTGTACAAGACACTGTTAAGGAAGGAGAGGTATTTGCACAACACACTGCCGTAAAGTTTGGTAGATATTGTGCTGGAGCGAACCTGAAAGTTGTATTCGCTCCTTACGAAGGTTGGAACTATGAAGACGCTATTGTTGTGAGCGAAAGTGGTGCTCAGAAACTAACAAGTCAGTATGTTAAGTCTTTCGAGTTGATATTAGAACCTAACGAAGTTCTTATGAAGTATCCTATAGTTGGAAGATTCTATAAGAAAGGTGAGATACTATTCGAGTGGACGAGTGCTCCTAAGAATCCGATCAATGTTCTTTGCACCTCTGTAGATAAACGAAGAATTTTCGCGGATGCAGACTTAGTTATCGAGCGGGTGTCTACGTATTATAAAAGTGAGAAGTATTTGGATTTGCATAAATCATCTCCGACAGTTCTTAAGTGGATAAAAGAGCATAACAAGCCGAAAGCTGTCAAGACTTTGTTATCGTCTATCGATCCATCAATTGCTAAAGTTACTCCATTATACTTTCCTGAGAGCTACGAGTTAGTAGGCAATCAAGACGCAATAGTTATAGTGGCACAAGCAAAAATAGTTCGTTCATTTTGTGTAGGGGATAAACTAGGTAATAGACACGGTAATAAGGGAGTTTGCTCTATAATTGTACCAGATCGTTATGTAACAAGTAAAGATGGTTGGGTTCCAGATCTAGTTCTAAATCCATTAGGCGTTATCTCTCGTATGAATATTGGACAGATCTTCGAGATGCATCTAGGAGAGGTATGTAGAGTTGTAGAAGAAAGAGTACGAGAGTTAGTAGAGTTTGAGAAATACGACGAAGCATTCAAGCTCTTACAGTCAATCGAGAAGATCACAAAAGGGACAATTCCATATCTACACTTGAAACTATCTGTGAAGGAACGATTGGCTCTACTACTTGAATTTGGTTTCACATTAGAGTTACCACTATACACACGTTCACCAAAAGAGATGATACGAAAATGTATGAAGCTGCTTGGAGTATCTCCTACTAAAGTATGGCGAATGGGTGCACTTGAGAGAGATTTTGGTTATGGTACTATGTATTTCATGTCGTTGGTACATACAGTGGAGTCAAAGTTTAGTACTCGTGCAGACGGACCGTATCATATTAAGACATTACAGCCGTGTGATGACGAGTGTCATAGTTCTGGCCAACGATTAGGAGAAATGGAGATTTGGAACTTACTTGCATACGGAGCTATACATAATGTTGTCGAAACATTAGGATTCAAAGCGGATGATATAATTGCAAAAGAGAATATGATTTCACACTGTTTGAAAGTAGGTGAGCCACCCGTAGCTCCCGACTCGGTCTATACAAACCACTCTTTATATTTGTATCTATACGCTCTTGGCGTAAACGTAGGAGGAGTATCCGTTTTATCTGATACGGATGTTGCACAGAAATGTCTTGAGTGGGGAGATTTGTAGCAATGGCTTCCGGATTTGAGATAACCGGATATACAAAGAACGGCAATCCTATTTTGCTTACAAACAGAGTTATGAGTCTGATGATCTTGAAGTCATCTGACTTAATCTCTCCTACTTTTGTGTTTACTTTTAAGCTTGATGACGATTTGCAGATTTCTCGAGACTTCTTTATGCTCAAAGAGATAGAGATTTTTTGGACGATTCCAAAGAGTCTCTCTTTTGCAGAGAAAGATGAGTTCGTAACTGCAAAGTTATATGTTGCGGACGTCTCATCTCAATCTGTAGGGATGCTTACAAGTACGGATACAGATACTAAACGTAGTGATGAAAGTACTCCTAGATATCTAGATGCAAATGTTACTTGTTATTTGCAAGACTCGTTAATAGCGAAAGAGAGTATATCTTTGTTTAGTGAGCAAGTTAGTACGGAGAAATTGCTACGAGATATTGTGAAACGACCAAAGTATATCTCTCCTCCCGTAGTGCCTACGCTGAAGAATGTTTTCATCCCTAGTGTAGATAGATTACAAGCACTTTCGTATGTCGTATGTACATATGGTGTTTACGATACACCTGTTTTTGCGTCTTACGATATAGACGGCTTTTATCTGTATTCTTTGAAGGATACAGCACCTCCTAAACTTAAATTAGCGTATTTACCAAATCCTAACACTTCTAGAATTCCTCAAGATAGTATTATTGTGCAGTATGCGCAAGCATCTTACTCTGCAGCATCTCGCTCGTTTTATGCTCCTGCGTTTATACCTACCGTTGATTATGCGCATAACGTTCTCTATGCAACAAAAGATCTAAGGTATCAACAACAACATTTACACGATTCGTTGATTGGATCAAGAGAGTTCGGTTCATCCTCCAACCTAAAGCATCTCTATGACGAACTATTTCTAGAAGGATGTACATTAGTCACACGAACAGAATTTATGATAGATCCTCGAGTGTTAGTGTTGGGCACGAAAGTTGAGTTCTTTACGGACGAGACACGATTTGTACATCTACAAGGTACTTATACATTGACAACTGTTACTTATTCTTTATTATTATCTGGACGGCCTAGAGCTAGAGTAGAGATGAAGTTAAATAGACAGGAGTAGTAGTAGATGCAAATTAAGAATGAGTATATCGTCGAATATCTAAAGTGCAAGAATGATCCCGTATACTTCATAACACATTATTGCCGGGATTACACTTTGCCCGATAAACCTATTATCTCGAATTTGTATCCCAAACAACTAGAGATACTAGAAAAGTTTCTCAAAGATCATCGTGTTATACTATTGGGCTCTAGACAGGTAGGTAAGACAGTTTTGATTGTGTTTTTATGTTGTTGGTTATTATTATTCTTTCCTAATTATACAATAGCTGTTCTGTCTAGAAAGCAAGAGCATACGAATACGCTTGTTAAAGAGATTAGACTTGCTTTGGAAGCTCTACGTCCACCTTTTACTATTGATTTTAGTAATAAGGAACACGTTGTAAAGAAGATTGAGTCGTATATTGAACTTGCTAACGGTTCGAATGTAATTGCTATCTCAGTTCCAAAAGAGAATCCTGAAGAGGCTGGTAGAGGATTGAGAGCAGGCTTTATCTTTATAGACGAAGCTGCACATATCGTAAACTTAAAGAGAATCTTATCTGGTTTAACATATACTACAAATCGAATGTTTCTTAGGTACGAGCAAACCTCAGTACCGTACGGAATTGTAATCGGTAGCACGCCAAATAGAATGACGGGTGTAGGAGAAGTCTTCTTCCGAATGTGGCTAGAAGCTTCGAACGGTACTTCGAATTACGTACCCGTACGATTTCATTGGAAGGATGTTCCAGATTACAACGACGATTGGTACAAAGCAGTTACAAAAGATAAAGATCCTAGGGAAGTTGCTCAAGAATTGGATCTTATCTTCTTAGGCGATGAGTCGAGTTTCTTTCCAGATGATATTTTGATCAAACTGCAGCAAATTGAAGCCGTTGATCCTGCAGAAGAAGTTCTCGTTGATGGCTTTCCTATTATTTTGTATGAACCTCGATCGACTATAAACCGCGATGAGATTTATGTAGTTGGTGTTGATACCGCAACACGTACTGGAGACTCAAAGAGTGCTATTTATGTTATCAGATATTCAGACAAACAAATTGTTGCCGAGTTTGTGCATAAATGTTCGACTACTACGTTGTGTAGAGCCGTAGAGAGACTTGCGCAGATATATAGAAGGTGTGCGATAATTGTAGAGTCAAATGGTGTCGGAAATCAAGTTGTGGAGTATTGTTTAGAACACGAGTTTCTAAAACAACGTTTATTCTATACAAAGATCCGAAAAGGGAAGAAGGTAGAGACTCATTATGGTTGGGTCAACTCTACTAATGTAAGAGATCAGGTATTGAGTTGCATATATTCTTATGTATCAGATAACGTAGATACTCTCAGATCTTCTGTCTTAAGCCGTCAGCTAATGACTTTACGAAATCGTGGGGGAAAGATTGTGGGTTCTCCAGATGATGCCGTTTTTGCGTTGGGAATGACTCTTTGGGCAACAAAGTATGCATCCGATACAATATTACGTTTAGTTGGCGATGAAAGTAAGATAACTACACCATTAGGTGGTGTAGAAGAACTATTTGCATATAGATATAGTAAAGGTGAAGATGAGATGATTACTACTACGAAAGACGAACGTCCGAGTGTAGATTTACTTGATGCTTTCTTTGAGAGTTTCACAGGAAGTAGGGAGATCCCATAATGGCACTCTCAGACGTATTCAGACGAATAGCTGAGACGACGACAACACCCGAAGCGAGTATATTTGCTCCCACAACTACTTTCTCTGCTGTAGGAGAGTTAGTCCGCACATATAGTAAGCCGATGAGAGTTGTTTTGGGAAGTTTCAGAAAGGGAGCATCAGTAGAAGAAACTGTTAAAGGACTTTCGAAGGCTTTTAAGAAGTCGACGCCGATTGATATGTTACGGTTACAGAGAGAAGTTTTGAAGATAGTACCGAAAGAACTAGCGAGACTTCTAGAGCAGTTCTTTCATTCTCATTTGTTTAAAAATACAGAGATGTTTAGACAAAAAGCGTTCGCTCGTTTAGCGGATACTGCTGAGTCTATAGAAGACACGTATGCAAGAACACTTCCACATTTAGTCGAAGATCAACAAGCATTCCACGAAGGTATGTTAACTGCGGTGTCGCCTTTAGGAATACTTACTAAGCCGCTTTTAGATATCATTAATACACCTCTTTTCAAGAAACCTTTAAGTTGGATATTCAAGCAGGTGAAAGAGAAGTTAGGTCTAGATAAGCTTTTTAAGGAGAAACTACCTTCTTTGTTAGGTACAGTTTTGGGAGGCGAGAAGACTTTCATCGGTAGATTCTTGAAAGATTTTAGTAAGTCTGCGGAGCGAAAACGTGAGGTAATGCAGCTAGAGAAGATCGCGTCAGCGATTAAAGATTACTTGCCTCCGCAAATGCAGCAAGCATTTAGTTTAGCTCTGCAAGGTTACTACTATAGAGTCGACGAGCATTTTAGAAAACTAATCAATATCTTTACTAAACCACGAAAAGAAGAAGAAGAACAAAAATCGCTCTTAGAGAAGATCTTTGGTGCTCTTAAAGATCAAGGAGGTGCACTCGATGTAGGTAAACTTCTAGGAGTTGGTGAACCTACGAAAACTGTTCCTGTTACAGATAAACTAGAAGGAGTTCGAGAGCCGTTGAAGAAAGTTTTGGAAAGTTTGCAGTCAGAACGACGATTCGATAAAGAGGCGTTAAGAGAGTTACTAGAGAAAACTGTCGAGTCGTTGAAGAAAGTTTCGGAGGGCGTGCAACTAGAACAGCGATTCGATAAAGAGACGTTAGGTAAGTTGTTAGAGAAAACTGTCGAGTCTTGGAAGAACGTGGGTGGACAAGTCTCCGACGAAGTGAAGACTATAATTAAGTATGTTACGGGTAGAGATTTAGCAAAAATTGATAAAGCTGCTCTCGTAGTTGAAAAGATTGCGGATATAATGAAACAAGAGCAAATCACTAAAGAAGACGTTATGAAAGTTCTGAAGACAGTGTTAGAACCAGAACCTATTGCTACTACGACTACTGTTTCAGCTCCTACGGCTACTTCGGTTTCTGCGGCTACGACTACATTTACGGTTCCTGAGAGCGTAACAAGTGTGCTCAACACTATTCACGAAGAGTTAACTGCGATCAAAGACAAAGTGTTTAAGATTGATATGTCTGTTGAACGTTCGCAACGTGTTGACGAGAAGAAAGGTAAAGAAGAAAGGAAATGGAGAGCGTCACTGAAGAAGTCTTTCGAACCTCTTAAGAAGCTTGAAGGGTTACATAAGTTGCTTGATAAGATAGGAACGCTCCTTACGTTTAAGGGTGTCTTTGATGTAGCTACGAAAGGTGTGAGTGGACTTACGAGTCTGCTTTCTGCGGGAGCAGGACTACTCTTTGGGAAAACTTTGTTTCGTAAGAAAGGAGTAGCTACGGCTGTTGAAACAGCAGCTGGTGTTGGAGCTGCTGCCGCGGGTGCTGAAACAGCTGCAGGCGCAGCACGTGCTTCAAAAGTGGGTAAGTTCTTACGATTTTTAGGTAAGGCTGGAAAACTCGGCTTTATCACAGCTCTTCTTTATGGAGGATCGCAACTTTTATTTGGTGATGGTGACGAAACTGCTTCAGGCGCAGAAGCTGGTGGCACTACTACGGGTAGACCTAGTTTAGGAAAGATACTTGGAGGCTTAGGAGGTGAGTTAGTCGGGGGTGCTATTGGAGGTAGAGTTATTGGTGGTCTAGCAGGACGTGTTCTCGGAGGCGCTTTAGGCACGTTCTTAGGGCCGGTAGGAACAATTGCGGGTTGGGCTATCGGTGGTTACTTAGGTAGTAAGTTAGGGGGTTTCTTAGGTGAGAAAGTAGGAGAACTTTTTAAAGGTTCAGAGGCTGAAGCATCAACAAGCGGGGGCGTGTTAAGTAGAACTGGTCAGCTACCTATAGAGAGGCCTGTCCAGACTGCAGAGAGCGTTACAACGGGTGCGATGATCTCGAACATCGAGCGGCCGCCAACAGAAATGTCTACGACACCGATGACACTTACGAGAGAAGATATTAGTGCGGCGATTGAACAAGCTTTGATAAACGTTATCACTCGATTCGGGTTTGATCAGTGGCCTAAACAACAATCTTTACAGATGCGACCTGTTATGGGACCTTCGATTCTACCTATTCCTTTGGATAGTCTTCTACAGTATACGCCCTTTGTTCGTTGGTGAAGTTCATGTATTAGAAGTAAGAACATAAATTAGGCGTAGTAATTGAAAAGGAGGTATTTCGGAAATGAAGAAATTTAAGACGTTCGATTTAGATGAACCACAAGAGTCTATCACGAAGAAAAATATCGTATCTAGTGGCGAGAAACTGTTCACACAACTTACTCCAGCAGAAGAAGAGATCCTTTCTGAGGTCTTTAGTACTCTCGAATATGTAGATAGTTTAGATGAGTTGAATACTGAAGTTTGGGACGACGAGAATCTTTTCGTAGAAACAGATGAGGATAGTTCGACTGATAAGGGACTTGGTAAATCTCTTCTTTCTCGTGAGTTCTTCGAAACTGCATTAACTGAGGAAGATGAAGACTTTGAAGCAGAAGAGGAGGAGGAGGAGCTCGGGTTTGGTGAAGAAGAACCAGAAGCTGGGGAGGAAGACGAAGAACTCAAAATAGACGGGGAAGAAGAAGAGCCCGAAATAGGTGAAGAAGAAGAGACTGAAGAAGACGAACTTTCTGAAAGCTTGTTGTTCGAAGAAGAATCCGAAGAGGAATACGAAAGCGGTGAAGACTTCGAACCTGAAGAGCCCGAAATAGGTGAAGAAGAAGAGACTGAAGAAGAGCCCGAAATAGGTGAAGAAGAAGAGACTGAAGAAGACGAACTTTCTGAAAGCTTGTTGTTCGAAGAAGAATCCGAAGAAGAGCCCGAGATAGAAGAAGAGCATGAAGAGGAAGAGCTCGAGCTTGGCGAAGATGAAGACCTTGAGAAAGAAGAAGAGCATGAAGAGGTGGAGCTCGGGTTTGGTGAAGAGGAACCAGAAGTTGAAGAAGAAGACGAAGGACTCAAAATAGACGAGGAAGAAGAAGAGACTGAAGAAGAGTCTTTAGGGTAAAACATGTTTGATAATTCACTTAACGTGGCACTAGTTTGTGCCACGTTACTATTATTGTATATATTTATAGCACGTTTTG